AACTCATTGTAATCTCTCCTTAATACTCTCCTTTGACATTAAACATTTGGTCGTGACTTTCCATATCAAATTCTTTTTGGTCGTCATCAGTCCATTCTTTGATTTTATCATTATCGCTAAGATATAATTTAATTACATTTCCTTTCAAATCTTTGTATAGATATAATACTCCATTTGGTGTAGCCATTGTTGTTTCTTCTCCATGATAAAAATATTCATTCCCATTCCATGTTAAGTTTTCTGTAAGAGGATAATCAACTTCTTTTAAAATATCTCTCCAACTCATTGTAATCCCTTCCTGATTAACATTCCCCACGATTTCTTAACATTTGGATTTTTATCCTCTTCTTCATCTCTAGCCCAAAATGGTGCATTACCTTCTTTATTTGCCTTAGCCTTTTCTCTATTAAATAACTTCTTTCTTTCATCCTTTACCCTAATAGCATCTCTTAGGAAAATACCAGTATATTTCCCATGCTCAAAGGTATCAAGGTCAATGTTATTTTTAATAATAGTTCTAAGTAATGTAATTGAAATATTATCAATATAGAAAGATTTTAATTCTCCTACTAAATCATCGTGTCCTGTAATCTTCTTTACAAATTCCCCTTCTTGCTCAGTTAAACGAAATTCTACTTTTTGAATTTCTCTTTTTAAAGCAGCAAAATTAATAGTTAATCTCTTAAATGGAACATCTGCGCTGTGATAAACATTTTGATTTCCTAATAACTCTTTTAATGCACCCATAAAAGGATTAACTTCTTCAAGAGCAACCCTTTGAAACTTACCTTTAACATGAAGTTTTGATAATTCTTGCTCTTCCATTTCTTCTTCAATAGTAACTAATATAGGTAATAAACCCTTATCAAATAAATCCCCGCCACCGTCTTTTCCTCCAGCAAATAAGGCTTGCCAAAAAGGAGGTTTAGCAGTATTTTCTGATTCATCATACCAACTACTAGGAACTGAATCAAGTTCATTTTGTTTATTTCTTACAGTCCTTCTATACTCAACATACTTTGGTGTTCTATAATGACCATAAACTTCAGTATGTTCTTCTATTTCTTTTGCTGTCCATGTTTCAGGAATAGTAAAAGGAATATTTCTAGGGTCAGAACTTGAGCCTTCAATTCTCTTTAAACTTTTAATCATTCTATTAACTAGTTTTAATTCAGAATCCTGATAAGCCTTAGTACCTTTTAAAAATTCTCTAATCTTTTTAATTACTCCCATTGAACCGGCTCTATCTTCTTGTCCGGGTCTTTGTAATAAAGAAATTGAAGAATCAACATGGGCTAAAACATGGTCTAATAATGATTGTTGATTCCCTCTTCCAGACCATCCTCCACCTGTAATACCAATATCAGATAAACCTAATCCTTCACATTTACTCCACCAATCATTTAATGCTTCTGTTGCTTGTTTTAATGAAGCCGAAGTAATAACTTTTACAGTATCTTTTCCATCAAGTTTTACATTACCAGAAGGCTTAGACTTTTTAGCCTTTTTAGCCTTAATAATAGGTTGAGGCTTAAGTGCAGTTTTCCAACTCATTTTAATCAACTCTCTAATTCTTTAAATTGCTCACAAACACCTTTAGGGTTAATAGTTATTTCCGGTAAAGTACATTTAAAATCCGAATTATTTACACAAGAAACTGCTGAACATTTTCTTACTTCACAAGGTTTGGTAGGGATTGCTTGTTGTGATTTTGGTGGTATTCTACCTTCTTGTTCATATAAGGCTCTCTTTGCTCTCTCCACTAAATGTGGATTATTTAATTTAACTTTAACTATATCTTCCCAAGTCATTATTCTTCACCTATGTAATCAAAATTTTGTTCAATAAAATCAGAAGAACCTCGCAAAATTTTTCCTTCTTCATCTTCTAAAGTATATATTGTAATACCGTTTCTAACTTGAGTATCTTTTAGAGTATAAATTCTACCTGTATGAGTCATTCTATATACTGATTTTAATATATCTTTCCAACTCATTTTAATCACCTTTGGTTTAATAAATCAGTAAGATACCATCCTAATGCGTCAATAAGATTTTCTTTAGATGGTCTTTCTGGGTGTTTTCTAACATTTAGAGTAATTTGTTTAACTTCAGATATTAATTTTTCAATATCTTCTTCTTTTAGAATACCTTCCCAACTCATTTTAATCACCTTAATCCATTTATTGCTGCTTTTAATTCATCAATATCTAATTTATCAGGGTTAAATTCATGTATTTCAAAACCATTATTGTAAGTATAATCACCCATAGCAAACTTTTCATATTTTTCACTAGCAAAATCTATTCTATAATAGCCAGCATCTTGTTCTAATTTTTCTTCTTGAGATAAATCTTCTTCACCTTCATATATATCTTCAAAAGTGATATCAATTTCAACACCTTCAATATGAGGGCCGTTTCTATCAGCAAAATATTCATAATCGCTCATATCTTTATCCATACCCCAATCATGAACTAGTTGTTCTAATTCAATTTCTAGCCCCAATCTGTCATCTTCTTTCTTTAGTATATTTCTCCAACTCATTTTACTCACCTATCTCTCCAATACATACTATCTTCATTTCTAATATCATCCTTAACTTCATCTATAAGAAGAAGAAGGTCAATGCCTTTTAATGCTTCCACTATTTCTTTTGCGGCTTTTTGCGCTCTAAGCACATTTCCCCTACCTATACCTGTGGGTTCTTTTTTCAAATATTCACTATCTTGAACTAATTTAATATACTGTTGTATTAAATCATCAAGGATTTCAGTTTGATGTAATAACTGTCCATTATCATTTATTGCTGTAAATTGTTTTTTAATTGTATCTTTCCAATTCATTTTACTCACCTTTAAAAATTTCTTTCATACATTTTTGCATCATTAAACATTTTGAAAATTGCCTACCCAATTTAATCCCTCCAAAAATCCTTTTCATCTGGAATAATCTCATACTCTTCTTCTTTCTTTTTCTTTTTTGGTATTCCTACAGTTTTATTATGTAGGCCAGCAGTTCCAGAAGTTACTGCTCCAGCAGCCTTTAATGATTCCCACCATTCAGACTTACTAAAATTTTCAAGTATTCTACTATATTCAACAATAGTATTTTTAGCCAAATCAACTAATTGGGAATTACCAGATTGTTGAGCAAACTCTTCAAATGTGCTTAATGCTTTTTCCATTTGAGTAAATGCTACATCTGATTTCTTTTCATCCCAAAAATCTTGATTAGTAGCATGATACCACTTTCTTTGTTTATCGCTTTCAAATTTATTTTCTTTTGGCATTTATTCATCTCCTAGATTTTTGTCTATCTAATACATCTAAATACAAATCTTCTTCACTACAATCTTCTATCTTTAAATCCTCGGTCAAAATTGAAATAACCTCAACCATACAATATGCCCAAATTAAAATTAATAATGTTATTGTTATCATTATTATTATTATAATCACCTTTTTCAATTTTTTTTGGGAAAAATTTTTAATCCTCTAACATTTTTATTGCTTCTTGGAGTCTTTCTCTAATAAATTCAATCTTTTCTTCATTAGAATGGTCTTTACCAACAGAAGCCCTACCATCAATATAACTAAGTAACCCATATAACATTCTTTTAGGTAATTCATCTTTAGGAACTGGCCTTCCTTTTCGTATTAAATCTTTCCAATTGTTCATTTTAAATCACTTTTCTCCATTTTTGGGCTGGAATTTTAGAGGCATCAGCAAATTTTTTTTTGGGTAATTGATTCTATTTCCAGAATAAGGATTGAAAGTTTGTTAATGTTAAGTTGTTACAATAGTTAGTATTAGTTTAATAATAAGTATAATATCAAGTTAAGTTTATTTTAATAGTTAAGTCATTATATTAATCATTTTGTCGGCCTTTATTATCTTTTGTATTGGTTTAAAATAGGTATTAAGGCGAAACTTAAGCATATCTAGTAAAGTTAAATTAAATACTATAATATAACTACTAATCGGTGATACAGGGCTTCCACTTATATAGATGTTGATACATTGGACAAGTTTTATTGTGCAAAGTACGATAAATGGCCTTAACCCGCATTAATTTTAATTAAATAAAAAATCGGAAGCAAAGCATATGGTGGGATAAATCCTATCATATGGTCATACACGCTTTGAAACAGTATTTAGGCCCCGAAGGGCGCAATTGTTTATCTAAGCGTTCTTTCACGCACCGTATATGGGGGGTTTTTGACCTTTTCCACCAAATCATTATATCTGCCTCTATTGATTCCTCTTACGGTTCCTGTCAATTTAGTTGCTTCTCGCATCCAATTACTAATCAACCAATCATTTTGAGATTTAGCATATTTCTTCGCATCGGATTCATATTGATAAAATCCGCATGACCTGTTCTCTAATCGGATATTATTCTTTTCATCCCAACCTTCCTTCTTTTCTACTACTTCGTACATTTTCCTCATTATTGCCACCTTGCAGTATATTGCTTTATTACTATGATTTATGGGATATTAACAAAGCACTATCATATGGTAATGTTAATACTTTGTTAAAAGAATATTGCCCCGAAAGGCGTTTTATTCATATTAAGCACACCATCCACAATGTTGTTTGCCACAATTACAACTATAACTAGCCAAATAACAAGATTCACTACAATATGGCTCAATTTGAGGCTTATCAAATGCTTCGTAGCAACACATACATTCTGTAAAAGTTTCTTCTTCTATTTTACCAGTTCCATTACAAGCATTACATATCCTATCATAATTACCTGCAAAGTAATTCTCTCTAAAATCATCATCCATATCAGACCATTCATTAGCAGTAAAGCCTCCACCATCCGATTCAACATGACTTGTTGTTCTTCCACTACCATTACACTCAAAACAGGCTATTTTCTTTTTCATTCTCTTACCTCTATTAATAGTGGTAAATTAACTTGTTATAGGATAAAGAGCCAAAGCATTATCATATGGTTGGTACGGAGTTAAACTCAAATTTGAGATTATACAATCATATGGTAATGCTTTGCAATTAAATGTAATGTCCCCATTAAACCCTTACAGTCAATCATACTACTGCAAGGGGGATTAAATACCACTAAAAAGGAGACAGAGAAATATGGCAGGAAATTATAATATGGAAGATGATAAATGGAATAAAAACAAGGCTAAGGTTGAGTTATACCTAGAAAGTCATGATTTAGGAGATATGGAGGCAGTTATCCGTTGGAACCTAAATCAAGGTGATAATGACCCAGATAACCGTAAGAGGTTTTGGACATCAATTACCACGCTTTTTGGTATGCTACCGGATTCCCCAATTTCAAGAGGGAGAGAATCAAGTCTGCCAGACGAGATTCAGCAAGCAATAACGACAATAAGTGTTACCTATGCAAACGCTTTTGCTGTGACTTTTGCGAGTCAGGCTCTCTTTGGTGAGATTGTCCGAAAGCATGGAAAGTCCGGTGGTGGCACTTATGCCAACGAAGATGAATACAGAGATTCACTACAAAACGCTATGAAAGGGCGTTTGACAACTTACTACAGGAATCACTTGAAGGGAGTAACTAATCAACCTTCATGGGATGGTTCAATGAATGGTGAAATACCAAACATTGTAGATGCTACCCAAGCATCGGAGGAAGAGGAATAAGTGGTTAATCCTTAATCCCCCTTGCACCCCTTTATTCGCAATTTGCGGGTATTGGGGCGTAAATAAATTAGCAAAGCAACACCATATGGTTGCAATTTACGCTTTGCAGCAAATTAATGCCCCGAAGGGTCTTTTTACACATAATCAGCCCCATTCCACTTTGTAGGTCTAATAAAGCCTGTTTCTTCATCTCTAGTCATTTCCATATATTTTAAGAAGATTTCATAATCAAACTTTTTATTATCATCATGAAACATATCCATAATACTTTCAATTAAATCTGTCCAACAATCGGGTTCCCAATCTCTATAATGATATAATTCTTCTAATATGTTTGCACATTTCTGATAGTGCCTTCTTTGGAATATACTCATTCTTCTTCACCTTTTTTATATTTTGATATACGATTATCCCAATCTTCTGAATAATCAGTTAATATCTGAAGTGTAGCATTTTTATCATTATTTACATCCATATATGAACTAATAAAATCTTCCATCATATCTCCTAAAACCCATTTAGTAGGTTCGTCTAAATCCCTACCTAATACTATCCATTGAGTATAAGCCATAAAACAATATTTTACTATTTCATTCATTCTTCTTCATCCCCTGTAATAACTACATTCTTTGCTTCAAGTAATAGTAAATTATAATCATCACCTATTGCTATCCTATAATCTCTAATTTTCGTTGCTATACCCCATATGTGCATTAATTCCGTACAATAATTTCTTATTTCTTTTATTGTCATCTGATGCATCTCTTCAACTGTTTTCAATTCTATTATTTCATCACTCATTTTATTCATCTCCTGTATTTTTATATCTTTCTCGGCAATCTCCGTAACATGGCTTTTCAAAACCCATCAAAAAGGCCATAGGCCTAACTAATGGAAAGCAAACCAAACACCATTCGCCTCTATCTCTTTCTTCATCATTTGTTACTTCTTTATCACAACATTGACATTTATATTCATTCATTCTAATTCATCTCCAAACTCAAGCAGTATAGGTGTATTCGTGTTATCGCTTCATCGGTTGTAATATGAGTGATATTCATATCCCTCATAGTTTTTTCAATTTTTTCTAATATTTCTTCATTATTCAGTTCTATATTATTCTTGCTCATTCTACCACTCCGGTATTAAATGGTTATTTAGTTATATTATAGGGTGCGTGAAACAAAGTAACCTTACCATATGGTAATATCTGCTTTGCTTAAAAAATATTGCCCCATAGGGCGTTAATCAATCCTAATACGGCCTCCATCCCATAATTCACCGTTTAAGTACCAATTCCAATCCTTTTGATATATATGCACACCATAAAGCCCGTTTAAGCGTTCTTTGGTTGTTGTTGTATGCCATCCACAAGATGAAATAAAGGAACCTGTCTTATTTTTATGAGCAATACAATTCCCATGTAAAAATAATTGAGTCTCAAAAATTACCCCGTTATCATTCTTAAGCACCCTAACTTCTGTATTACTACGCTTAAAGTTATAGTTATTATTATACGCTCTTACTGCATCTTGTGTTATCTTTCTCATTTTTGACCACCTGTATTAATTAATAACATTTAATTGATTTATAGGGTATTAACAAAGTATTACCATATGGTTGTATTGCTTTGCCATTTACGGAGATACAACCCTATAAGATAACTAATGAAATATACTATGAGGAAGTCAAATGTTCAGAAGAAAAGTAATTAGCGATGAGCCTAAATATAGTCTTAAAGTTGGACATGACAGATATAACAATTTAATTATTAAAGAATTGAAAGTTAGCGGTAATGATTTAGAAATAGTCATTGAGCAAGTTAAAGAAGCATTAGCACAATTTAACCAAATGAAAGTTGAAAAAGTGTTAGGTATAGAATAAGATTCCTTTAAAGGATGACGGCAGTTAAACGGTAAGTTAAGGTGAAAGTAACCGTTATTCAGCAATGAGGGTGATTCCGGATATAGCCCTCAATCCCTGAAAACTAATAATTGACTACAAACCTGCCCGAATCCTTTTTACTTTTATTTTTTATTTATTTAGGGTAATAGACAAAGTATTACCATATGGTAGTATAGGTCTTGAAAGTGCGGCAAAATGCTAACTCATATATGAATGCTAACTCTAAATTCTAAAAAACTTTTATCCGAACCACAAGGGCTGTCAATAGAGGTTGTATTCAATTGACCTATACTATATAGTATAACATAACGGATAATGTATAGATATTATATATGATTATAGATATAAAGGCGTATTGAGGTAATTAACTGATTTTGTAAAAGCGGCGTTTTGCGGGGTTTTGTACGGGGTAAAACACTAACAGAAAGTCTAGTGAATTTAGATTAAAAGAATCTTTTAGGTTAAAATGAACTTGTGAAAAGTAAGAAAGAACCAAGTGACCCCCTCTCACTTTTTGCATTAACAGGTCGGCATTTCTTACCCTGTTCAAACTAAGGGCGGTCTTTGGTCTTAATTCGCCTACAAAATGTAGGTAAAACTATAATGGTTCAATAACATTTTGTAAGGGAAAAATGAATAATAAACTAACATTATCATTATTATCATGCTGATAATCGTTTCAATTGCTTTATATATGGAATGCAAAATGGGTATTTGCCTCAAGGGGAAGGCGGGAATTTAACTAATAAAAGATGATTTAAACCCATTATCCCCTAAAAAAAATAAATAGGAAGTGAAAAAATGGAAGGATGGAATGCCCGAACAGAAGAAGTGAGCGAGTTTATTGCTACTGAAGGATTTGACGAACAACTAAAACAAGTCATTCAGTTTCAATTAAACTTTGGAAATGAAAATACAGAACAACAGGAAAGAGTCTGGGACAGTATTAAGTCTATGATTCGTGGATTAGATGGTTCTCCTGTACGAAGAGGAAAAAAGAGTAATTTACCTGCTAGTGTTAATGTTGCTATTGACCAAATTTGCGGTGAAGTACAATCTCTTCATTCAGGACTATTCAACAGTAATCCCGTATTACAGGCTGTTATGCTAAAACACGGTAAATCCGGTGGCGGTTCATATGATTCTGGTGATGAATATGGTGCTGCAATTTCAAGTAAGGTTAGAACTTTGCTAAAGAATATGTATGTCGGTAAAACTAACGATAACGGTGAATTAACTCAACCTGAATGGGATGGAACCGTTAGCGGTTTAACTGCAACTATTACTGTTGCTGAAGAAGAAGAGTGAATTAACTCTTAATCTTTTAAAAACAAAGACTTGCGAACACGGTAGTATTCGGGGATTTGTCCTTTATTGGGCATTTCCTCGGATGCTACCATTTTTTTATAAATTTTTTTAGAGTTTAAACTTAATTAATTATTTTTAATTATTTGAAATGAGGCCGGAAGGAGTGGGTCGCCACCTTATACCGTGAGCATGAGACTAGGGTATGAGCAAAATGACTCGGTTATTCCTATCATTATCATTAATTATCAGTAGTGATAAAAACATAATGCGTCAGAAAAGGACTGTGTTCTAATACATTTTGTTTATTATTTATTATTATCATTATTATTATATATTATATGTATGAAAAAAAGAGAGGGGGAGAGAGTAAGAAAGAGTCAGACCCCCTGATAATAATGATAATGATAATTATGTGCAGTTTGAGGACATTTTGTAGGCGAAAGTGAGCAAGTTTAGGCACATTTTGTTATTATCACGATTTGGAATAATGCGATAATCTATAGAAAGGTGAGGACTTTTCACGAAAGGCAATTTTAATTAATTGAAATTTTAATACTAAAATGAAAAAATAGGTGAATAAATATGAGTAAAAAGAAAGAACAAGTTAATCATCCAAAACATTACAATCCCGGAAAAATTGAAGTAATTGATGCAATTGAAGATTGGGGTCTTGACTTCAGCGCAGGAAATGTAATAAAATACATTGTTAGAAGTTGTAGTAAAGGTCAAAAGAAAGAAAATGTAAAAGAAGATTTAAAGAAGGCGGCTTGGTATGTTAGCCGATTATTAGAAAATAATGAATAATATACCATTTTATTAAATTCCCACAACTTAAAGTTTTATCTATAGTGGAAATGGATTCCCATTTGGTTATGCGGAAAAAGTTGATATTAGACATAGAATGATAAGGTACAAAAGCAAGGAGTGGCTTGTATAATAATTCTTAATACCACAATCAGAATAGCATGAAATTCTGTAAATATTGAGAGTTTGCGGGAAAATATAACTGTTTATAGGTTGGTCAGATAATAGCGAGAAAATCAATTTTCTGTTGTTTTAATCTCCTTAAAAAAATTAAAACTTGAAATAGTATTTAGGATAGCATTCCATAGTTATCCTAGATATGAACTCGCTTCCTAGCAGAATTTATATTAATAAAAGTAGGGATTGGCAAGCATGGACAAAGCCGCAGGGCTTAAGCCCCTGTTCTAAGTGATTCGTGGGTTCAAATCCCACTCCCTACACTTAAATTTAACAAATATAGGAAGTAAAGTAAAATATGTGTAGAAGCACTAGATTGAAAAGAAGGGCAAGAAATGAAGCAAATAATAGTCCATTAATGTATCAATTAGGGGCAGTAATTTTCAAAGGAGGTAAAATGTTATCTTCAGGATTTAATTACGGTTCAATCCATGCTGAACATTCAGCAATTAGGCGAGCAAAAATGGATATTCGTGGAGCCGATATTTTTGTTGTAAGAGTAAATAAGACAGGGTTTGCTATGGCTAAACCTTGTCCTAATTGCCAACTCTTACTAAAAGAAAATGGAATTAAAAGAGCATTTTATTCTAATTCTAATGGCGAAATTGAAATGATAAAGGTGATATAATGATAGAAAATTTAGAAAGAAAAATAGTAATGGAAATGAATGAATGGAACCTTTTAAGGATACAAAGTTTTGTATTATTCTTATTAGAACAACTACCGGAAAGAAAAAGGAATAGTCTAATCAACATGGAATTAGAAAATTCAGAACTAATAAATAAGGCTTGTAATTCTAATAATGAAGAATTAAAAGAGTTAATATTTCAGGCGGAATATCAATGAATATATTTGTATTAGATAAAGATGCAACAAAAGCAGCATATTATATGTGTGATAAACATATTGTAAAAATGCCAACAGAAACAATGCAAATGATATGTACTAATCTTGATTATTTAGGTTATCAAGGTTGGTTGCCTATGAAATCTGTAATGCTTAATCACCCTTGCACTATTTGGATGAGGCAAAGTTATGGTAATTGGCTTTGGTGTATTGAACATCTTGAAGCCATGCTCTACAATTATACTCATACCTACGATAAAACACATAAGGTTGAAGAGTATTGGGATAAAATGGTAGATGATGTTTATTCCTTTATTGAAGAAGAATATAAGATAGAGCAATCATCATGGTATTATTGGGAGGAAACATTAACTCCATTTGTTAAGGCTGTGCCTGATAAGTACAAAAATGATGATGCAGTAAAAGCATATCGTGATTATTATTTAGGTGATAAGTGGGAATTTGCTACATGGAAAATGCGTAGAATACCAGATTGGTGGCCGGATTTCCATAGTCAAATTAAAAAACAAGAAATGATTGATAAGTTTAATTTACAATTTAATGCAAATGTTAAAATAGAAGTGGTGAATAAGAATGAAGATAAATAAAACGGCTATGGAAATGGCAGAAAAGGCACTAGAAGAATTACCTGTTAGACATAGAGCAGGTGAGTGGATTTCAAAATATCATGTACGAAATTTATTATATAGAGTATTTGATAATATAACAAAGAATATTGAAGAAGATATAAACACGGAGGAAGAATAATGAACAAAATAGCATTAACACTAACTCTAACCTATGAAGATGAAATTGAATGGGAAGATTGTTTAATGAGCGTTATGAGTGAAATTATTAATAGTCCAATTGGTATAGAAAAAGTAGAGATAGAGAGAGGATTAAAATGAAAGAAAATTTAAATTTTAAAAGAGTAAGAACAGAAATAAAAACAAGTTTAGAAGTATTGGCTAAGGACTTAAGTACGGCAACCGATAATGAAGAATGGGAAACTGTATTGTTAGCAAGTATGGGGATTGTTAAATTGTTAGAAATAACTAATCCTAACTTATTTGGTAAAGTGAGGTTAATGTTAGATGGTTCTGATGCTCAAACAACAATTGAGAATAGGGATATGTTTTTGTGAGGCGATTTTATGAGTAAATTAGAAACAATAGATGGCAAATTGTATATTGGTGGAAAAAAGGTTTTGAAAGGTTGGGAATCTTATTCCGGTTGGTATTGGTTCGCAACTGAATTAAATGATGATGGTATTCATTTTGGATATGTTCAAGGACATTATGATGAATGGGGTTCCTTTTCTCAAAATGAATTAGAATCATTAGGAAAATTTAGAGTATGGGAAATTAAGGATATTGATTTACCCCATGCAGGAAGGAGAGATTAAAATGAAATGTGATAAGAAGTTTGGTAAATTAGGTTCAGGAATACCGTGGGTTGAATGTGGTGGAGAATTAGAAATTAATAGATTTCACGATAACACAAAGAGTGTTTTATTTTCTAAGACAGTTTGTAAGAAATGTAATGACGAAAGACAAGGTATTATTTGGCAAAGGTGATTAAAGTGGGAAAGATGAAAGAAATATGGGTAATGCATAGAGAAGGATATTCAGTAGAATATATTGCTCAAACAATGAAGTTAAATAGTCTAGTCGTTAGGAATATACTTTATCCTAAGTTAGCACCACACTCAAGTAATTTAAAAAAAGGAGATGAAGAAGAGTGATTGTAATTGAAATGCAAGATGAGAATTTTATTGCAAGAGTATATGATAATAGAACAGGAATGGATGTTGATTATAAAATTAATTATTCAGAATGTGATTTTAGAATTGTTAAGCGTGGTTTGATTCCAGAACTCATACGGGTGCGCGAGCAATTGGGTAGATACACACAATTTGTTTTGTGGGTTGAAGAAGAACACAACGAAGTATTTGATAAATATGAAAGGAAGGATGAACTATGACACAATGGTTAAGAAAAAAGATAATATCTATTATGGGTAAAGTATATGTTTGGTTAGATAGAGGACTTCAACATGAAACTAGTCCAATATTAGGTACAGAAATTGATGAAGATTTTAGAAATATGTCAAGGTATGAATTATGCCGACATATTGAAAAGAAGTTTGGTTGGGAAGAAGATTCATTTTGGCTATTAGAATCAACACAAAAGATTAGACTTTGTTGTCAAACAGCAAGAGGAATAATGGCTAAAGGAGTTGAAGGCGAATTGCACAGAGCAAAAATACATAGGGAGGAAGAATAATGTGTGGAGCAATACCAACGGAATGTAAAGAATGCGGAATGTATTATAGAATACAAAAATTATGTAGGTGTGAATAATGGATAAAGAATATGATGAAAGAGAACAAAGAAAAGAAGATATGAGGGCTAAATATGCAAGACCAGAATATACTTGTCTTGAGTGTGGAAATAAAAAGGGATATGAATTGACGACATCTAATTATATGATGTGTCTTGATTGTGGGTTTCAGGAGAGGATATGAATGGGATATAGAAGTACAATATTTATTTGTTGTGAAGATGATTGTGAAGAATTAATTAAGGCTATATTAGATGCTGAACCAGATTTTCATGATAATAGTGATGGAAAATTCAGGGCAGAATTTGATGGGTGGAAATGGTATAGTAGTTATTCTCATGTTGATAAAATTATGTCAGCACTTTATAATATAAAAGAAAGAGAATTTGAAGGATATATGGGGAAAAAATTTATGGATTACCCTTATGGTTATATGGAAGTTGGCGAAGATTATGCTGATATAATTGAATTAGGTCGGCCATATGATTACGGAATTAATTTAGTTAGATATTTGGAGTGGAGTTAAAATGGTAGATGGAATGTATGTATTAGAAACAATAGAAGATTGGTTATATGAAAATGGATTAGTATTAGGAGAAAAAATAACTTCTTGTGATATTGAAAACGGTAATGTAGTTATCGTTAATGGTAAAGAAACTTTCATGCTTACGGTGGTGAAAAATTGAACATATCACCAAAAAACAATATTGAATATAGAGTGGTTCATGATAGCGAATTGCCTCCAATTGTAATTTCAATGAATGAGGCAGACGAACCTAAATTAGTATTGAATACTTATCATAGAATATGGTTAAGCATCAACAGAAAATTAATTGCAGGAACAGCAGAATCATTATTTGAAAAGATTGATGCAATATTAACAGGTTATTTAGAAGAGCAAAGAGAATATGAAAAGATGGATATGGCTGATAATAATGAAGTGTAACTTTTGTAAAGGAATAGGTAAATTAAAAGTAGATGAAGAGATTGTAATTTGTTACGCTTGTGAAGGGTGTAGAGAAATTGAAACTTGTGTGTCTTGTAATGGTACAGGAGAAAAAATCTATGAAAATAAACCATCAATAATTTTAACAAATGATGGTGAAAAAGAACAATGGATGGGTTCTAATTATAAATATGAATTTGGCCCATGTATGTTATGTTTAGGGAATTGTTATATTCCTAAAGCATTATACGATGAGATAAATAAAGGAGATGAAGAATAATGGTAGAATTTGAAGAAGTAGTGCCAAGAAGAGCATTAGGTGAAGGAAGATGGGATAAAAAACTAAAAGAAAGAATGGTTCAATTATCTGTTGCTGATAATTATGATGAAGCAAAAAGAGAATGGATAGTAACAGATAATGTTTGGTATATTCCTTATAGTGAAGATGCTAGATTACAATTACCAGAAGTCCATTGTGTAGGTAATGAATTGCATTCTCATCCTCATGAATGTCTTTGTGGTCATCCTATTGTTTGGCATTTTGAAATTGAAAACACAGAAAATGGAAATATGCAAATTGTAGGTTCTGAACATATTGAATCTTATATGGTAATTAGGCACTTTGAAAAACAGGGAATTGACCCTAGTACAATTACTGAAGAAATGATTGAAGAATGGCTAACTGAAAAAGTAAAATCCTTGAAAGCCGAATGGTGGTGGAAACTTCATGGAGAACAATTTGAAGAATGGTTTGAAGCAATTAAAGAAATTGATTTGAGAATTAATGTTAGAAGTGTAGGACAAGGAGAATATAATAGCACTACTCAAAGATTTGAAAGAAGAAAAGTAATTAGAAAAAGAGCCGAAGGCAAATTTGGAGAACCATTCTATAAAATGGCATCAATTGTTTGGAGATGGAATCATCCAGACAATGAAAAAAGACAAATTGAAACTAGAGGCTATCCTAATGAAAGGCTTTGGAATGATTTACAAATGTTTGCTATCTTAATTGAAAAACATAAAGAAACTATTAGGGTTCAAGAAAGAGAAATTGAAACAAGAATGGCTCATTTAGAAAAGGTTAGAAAAGAGCGTGAAGAAAAACAGGCTGAAAGAGATGCACATTATAGACAAATGAGAAAAGAAAGAAAGCAAAGAGAAGAAGAACATAAAATTGAACAAGCAGAATTAGATGGTGTTAGAGAAGAAAAAAGACTAAATCTAGCAATTGCAGGAAGGATTCAGGCTGAACAAGATACTAGCGCATTAGCAGAAATGTGTGAATATTTTGATTTACCTTTATTTTCTACTGACATGGGAGAAACTGGATGGGAAAAGAGATTCTTAACAGATATGATTTATCGTCTTAGCCAGAAAAAGAAAATATCACAAAAACAATTAGAAACTTTAAGAAATATTGTGGTAGATGAACCATTACCTGCAACTGATAAGCAGATTTGGTACATTAAAAAATTAGCAGATGATGATTTTGTAATACCTGAAAATCTAAATAAAAAAGAAGCAAGTGCTTTAATAACAAAATTGAAAGGTGAAAAATAATGAGAAAAACAAAAGAACAATTAGTAAATGAATTAAATGAGTTGCAAAAGTCGTTTATAGACCAAAGGGAATCTTTAGGTCAAATAATCGCTAGACAGCAACAGGGGTTAAATGAGTTGAAAGAATATTCAGTTAATCTAGAGTCGTATATACACATATACGAAAAAACAATATTAGTCCTAAGCGGAAGATTGGTGGATGCCACGAAGGGTTTTAATAGTCTCCCAAATGTGGATGATTTATCGGACACCCCATAGGGCGAAAAAAGAAAAAGGAAAAATGGTGAGAAAAAATGAAATTGAGAATATTAAACGAAACAGGTCATACAGACTTAGAAGTGACAGTAAATGAAGCAATTGAGCAAATTAACGACCATCCTACACATTGGGTGTTTGTTGATGGTGAAATGGTTTCAAGGGAACAAATAGGTTCTCTTAATTGGGATAATGTTGAATCGGTTGATTTAACCCCTGCAATTGTTGGTGGGTATTAAAGCCAATTTTGCATTAGACCCCTCTTTTTGAGGGTGATTGCGATAAAGGGGTGATAGGGCGTATGCTACGGTAAAATGTCCTATCACCCTAAACTTATATTGTGAAAAGTATAAGTAAAAAATGAATTTTGCTGACAAGAGTATCTATCGTTTTTGGGGTGATTTTATAATAGCAGATAATAAATATTTTTTTAACACAGCAGTATTAAAAATAATACTAGAACAAATGGGATGGACTCTAAATGAAGAATCTAACTTAATAGATGACTTAGATGATAAATGGCAAAATTCAGGTTTTAAATGGAAAAGTCAAGTGCTACCTATACGGCCTGACTTCTATCCTAATGGTGCAATCCTAGCCTCTTCAAAGAAGTATAACATAGTTTGTGATGGTTATTCAGAAATAGAATATAAAGATAAAATATTTAAGCATCCAAGCGAAATTTTAACTACCTTTGGTGAAGAAGGAATTGCTGATATTGAAAATTGGAATATAAAAATAGAAAAAGAATGGGTTATTACAAATAATACCCGTTCATCTAATTGGACATACTCTTTCAGTTTATTGAGTGATTGTCCGTTTAGAAACAGTTTAAGGTGAAATAAATGAAACTACCAAGTGAAAAACAATGGGTTCAAAACCTATTAAAACAAAGATATTATAGAGATGATGAAAATACATGGCCGCAAGTTTGTCAAAGAGTTGCAGACTTAGGAGAAACAGCAGAAGATAAAGCAGCATTTTTTAACTATTTACTTAATTGCGATTTTCTTCCAAATAGTCCAACATTATTTAATGCTGGAACGGGACATGGAAATTTATCGGCGTGTTATGTATTGCCGATGTATGATGATTTAGGAGAAATTTTTAAGACGGCTAGAGATACCGCTTTAATTCATAAATATGGTGGTGGAACAGGATTTGATTTTAGTAGATTAAGACCAGAAAATTCCGGTGTTGGTGGAACAAATCAAGTAGCATCTGGCCCACTTTCTTTTATGAGAGTTATTGATTCTAACACTCAAGAAATTAAACAGGGTGGAAAAAGAAGAGGGGCGAATATGGCAATTCTTAGAATTGACCATCCCGATATTGTTAATTTTATTAAAATGAAACTTAATGAAGGGACATTATCTAATTTTAATATTAGTGTAGCAGTTACAAATGATTTTATGGATAATCTTCAAAAATATCCAAATGATAATTGTAGATTTATATATAATAGTATGAATTTTAAAATTAATAAAGAAAACGATAAAATAATGGATTGGCAAGATAGAAGCAACGGAACAAGTTGGTATTCTTATCAAGAAATTTGGGATTTAATTGCTGATTCAGCGTGGAAATGTGCAGACCCCGGTTTAGTGTTTATTGATAGAATAAACGATACAATGCCAGCAAAATATTTGGCTGATGCGTATAATGTAAATGAATGGGAAGATGATTTGACTATACACGCAACTAATCCTTGTGGAGAACAACCCCTACCTGATTTTGGCTCATGTAATTTAGTAGCCTTAAACTTAGGTAATTTCGTTAATAACGATAAAATGGATTGGAAAAGGCTTCAAGAAGCAGTTAAGTATGCTTATCGTTTAGCCGAAGCAGTAATAGATAAAAATGTTTATCCTATACCAGAAATAGGTAAGCATAGTAAGGCGTATAGAAACATAGGTATAGGTGTAATGGGATTTGCTGATTCATGTATTCTAATGGGTATTAGATATGGAAGTGATGAGGCTTTAGAGTATGCAGAAGAAGTAATGAAATTTATTTACAAATGGACTTTTGCTGAATCTGTGGAATATGCTGAAAAGTATGGTTCTTTCAAAGGATGGGAATATGGAGATTATAACCCTCTTATTGATGGCCGACAACTTCCTCCAGAAACTAGAAAAAAATATAAGAAAACTGGAATTAGAAATATTTGTTTAACTACAATTGCACCAACAGGTAGTATTGGTTATATTGCTGATTGTTCAACTGGAATTGAACCGCATTATGCTGATAAAATATTTAGGATAGATGAATCTAATCCTGATGGAACTTGGATTTTAAATCCATTAGCAGAAGAATATCCTGAAACATTTGTTAGTGCAACAGAATTAAATGTTGATGACCATATTGCAATTCAAGCAGCATTCCAAAAATGGGTTGATTCTGGAATAAGTAAAACAATTAATTTACCAAATGAAGCAACGGTTGAAGATGTTCAAAGGGCATATATGTTAGCATGGGATTCTAATTGTAAAGGTACTACAATATATCGTGATGGTTCTAAAACTGTTCAAGTATTGAATACAAGTGAAGCGACAGACTATAGCCCTAAAGATTTGCAAGATGTTTCTGAAGCAGTTAGATTTAGAATACCGGCAGAAGGTCTTGATGATGAATATATTTATATTACTGTTTCACATTCTCAAAACATTCCTCATGAAATGTTTGTGAATTATCCTTATTTGAATAAACCGACAATAGAACACACTCAAAGAAGAGAGCAATTAGATTCTATTAGCAGGTTGATTTCAACTTCTCTAAGGTATCATGTTCCTTTGGATAAAATTATTGAGCAATTAGAAAAATCAAAAGGTTCTATGGTAGGAACTGTTGCATCAATTTCTAATGTATTAAAAGAATTTGCAGATAGGGCGGGCGACCCATATACACAAAGTTGTGTATCTTGTACTGATGGTAAATTAATTTATCAAGGCGGTTGCGCTACTTGTGATTCTTGTGGTCATTCTGAGTGTGGATAATTTGTATGAGCAAAGTTGGAGCAAAATATTCCTTAATTTTAATGAAGCGAAACTAGTAATTTTAGAATGGGAAAATGAAAGAAGAGGAAAATATGAGTCCGAAGAAACATGGTCTAATGTTATAGATAAAATGTATGAAATTGAAATTTCATCTAAAAGTGAAATGGAAAAAATAAATGCCTTAATGTCAGAAGTAGCAAGAATACTATTAATTCCTACACATATTTTCACTAAAAGATGGATGTTAGTTGAAGCATTAAAAACTAAAAGAATGATAAGGTATTATAACTATAATCCTGAAGAAAAAGAATGAAGTGATAAAATGATAGAAGAAATAAAAACAGCCAATATATTTAAAGGCGCAGAATGGATAAAAGATATGAATAGTAGTGATATTATTACTAAAATGAAAGATATGGTATTTCCTGCTAGAATAAGAGGCGGAAGGTCTGTTACAATTGAGAAAATAAGAGTAATGAGAAAAGCAACACATAGTTATATGTGGGATGAACATATAATTGAACAACCACTTTGTAAAATAGTGGCAGGTACAAATATGTCAAATTATAGGCCAACAATTGACGGAGTTGAATATACTTGGGCAGACTTAAAAAGACAGCCAAAAGAATTATTACAAGTAAAATTGTATAGGTATTTAATTGAAAATAATGGAATAGGTGAAGAAGAATGAATATAGCAGAAGAGATAGAACTATGGATAGATAACTTTGAGATAACCAGCATGAGTGAAAGCGACCTTGAACAACAGTA